ATGTGCAATCCAACTCGCTCGTTCAGACTTCAAGTGACCAAGACGGGTAAGCAATTGCTCCCTTTTTGGTGCGCCCTTGTAAGACTGATTGTCGGGTGAATACTGCATTAACTTCCAAGTAGAGATGACTTGCCAAGTGCAAGAGAATTCGGGTCAACGCCAGTCGGACCAGTCAACATAGTTCCAGAGGGACCACCACTCGATGCAGCCGAGGCAGATTCCATAATCCCTGCAATGTTCGGTTGCTGTCTGTTCGCCTGATTAATTGCCATCTCGCTTTGCTTGCGCTGACCCTGAGCCGCATTCACTGCTTGCTTCTGCGCTGATTCTTGCTTTGACAATGCCGATGCTTGTTTCTTCTTGGCATCTTCGCCAGCAGAGATTGTGTAGCCAGCACCTGCGGCAGCGGCGGCGGCTCCTACAACTGCCGCACCTGTAGCAGCAGCAGTAGCGGCAGATGCACCAACAGCAAGTCCAATACTTGTAAACAATGGCATTACTTCGCTCCTTTGATGTATGTTCGTTCACTCATTTCGTAGCCAAGCCTGTTCAATGTCGTACCAACTGGTTCCTGTCCTTCAATCACCAAATCGCACATCGCAATCAAATCTGCGCCATTTTCTTTTGCCCAATTCTCGTAAGCCTTAATCAACTTAATTGAAGCAATTGTGCCTCGATTCTCTTCATTTACCCACCACATCATCTCGTGCGCCATCTTTGTCGAAGGCGAATACCAAACATTTGTCATCATCGCAGCCAAGATTCCAACAGCCTTACCTCCAACATCAATAACAAAAATAACCCCAGATTCCAACAACAATTTCACAGTATTTACAAGGTCTTCTGTCGTGTTTTTAATCAAAGAACCGTGAGGGGCAAACGCAAGAAACCTTTTTGCCATATCAACAATTTGATCAAATTCATCAGTTGATATTTCAGAAAAAGTAATGCGTCTTACTTCAGTCATACATGTTTCCAATGCTGAAAAATTATTCCGAACACAAGAGTTACGGGTACCTATTTACAATCATTTCTGAAACTCAGGAGCGTATGGGTCGTACTCGTGATGAATCCTCTTCCTCAAACGAGTCGCAATGTCATATGGCACACGCTTTGAAACTGGGTACGCAAAGGTCAGGCACAAAGCATCTGCGATGTCAGGGCTTCCACCGCCTTGCAAACGCTTCTTAATGTCATCCTTAGACTCCAAAACTTTTCTCCCACTTGCGTCATACCAAAAAATAGGTGTGGCGAGTTCCTGCTTCAAGTTCGCGCAATCGGGGATGGCACCCCCCCCTTCGATCCATTCACGCATGAGCCACCACATTTCCATGCGCCGATTGGCGAACTGTTTGTCCATCACCGCCTTCCCGCCGAAAGGGACTTCGATGGGGTCATAGTCGAGTTGTCGCAGTCGGTCGATGACTCCGCTCCCTGCCCCCGCATCGACGAACACGGCATCTGGCTGCCACGATTCGATGACGCTTGCGACTCGACCTGCTAGATCCATATTGTCGATGCCCCTGTAGATCAACGGCTCGAAGCAGACGAGACCTTGACGCTTGCAGATGACGCTTCGATCATCGCCGAATCGAGCAGGATCAACGCCAAGTATTCGAGGCGCAGATTCAATATCTTTATCGACATATTCACGCCGACTCGCTGTGATCGCATCGGACAAACTGATCAATTGATCTTCAGCGGATGCATCGAAGTCGCACAGATATTCACGGGCAAATGCGACCTCGGACATATCCCTTTTCAATCGATCCACTTCCTTAGAATCAAGTGAATTCGTGTCATAAACCGTATATTTTGCGCCGTACCAATCGTCCAGCGTCAACGATTTTTGGAACAGTTCGCTGAATAGATTTACGCCATTGGGTGTTCCAATGAATACTGCCCAGCCGTGACGATCAGAGGTGGCAGGTTGAAGCACATCTGTCCATATTTGAGGTCGAAACTGTGCAACCTCGTCACATACCACCCCATCTATTCTAAGCCCTCGGAGAGCATTAGGATTGTCAGCACCGAACAAGCGAATCATGCTCAAATTGTGCTTGAATTTGATCGACAATTCTGATTCATTGATGATGATCGCATCCAACAATCGAAGCGGTTCAAGTTTTAATTTCAGCCTCGCCCAAGCAATCGATTTCGACTGTGAAAGGAACGGCGCAATGTAGCAAAAGAAGCCTTGATCCTTGTCGAATTTCAATGCGGAATTGATCAATTGCATCAACGCAAGTTCTGTTTTTCCTGCACGGCGATGTAGTGCAAGCACAGTGAATCGCTTCAATTTCCTATGACATTTCTTCTGCCACGGTCGAGGCGAATACTTTATTTCTATGTCAGTTTGTTTCGTCGCTGGCATCAGGAACGCCCGTGATTACGCGCAGATTTAGACCACCTGCAACATCGTGAGACAGTCGAGCCTGATCGCCGTATCGCTTGCTGTTTAGTTTCATTGCTAGCCATTGCAAGGTCATTACTTGGTTGCGAATATGGTTCACGCTTGCGCTGTCATACGATCCTGTCAGCGGATTTTTTTCAGGCAAACTCGTGGCTAAATCCTTCATTTGATCCACCCAAGTATGCGCTTGTAGTTCCCTCGCCCGTGTGTACTTGATGTCGAAATCTTCTCGATCTTCTCTTATCCATCTCATCACAGTCGCCATTCCGACCATTTTTGGATCTCTGCAAATCTCCCGTAAAGACTGCCCAAGTGCCAATCTTTCGCAAATCTCATCGGCAATTTTCGCATTGTATTTCGTCGGTCTTCCTGCACTTTTTGGTGCATTTTCCTTCGACGGTCTTGTGACTCTAGCCATTGATTCTCCTCCATTTACTCGGTGTTTGCGCTCGAATGTAGTACTTGCAAATCTTCTGAACTGTTGACCTTCTGATACCAAATATCGCAGAAAGACGGCGATATCCAACCATTTCATCCTCGTGCATATCTCTCATTTTGTCCACGATTTCCTGTGAAATAGTGCAATTTTGATGAGACATTCCGATTCGATATCCATTCTCATTCATTCCTATGACGGTCATTCAATCACTTTAATCACCCCAAAATCGATGTCAATAGCAAAAAATAATATCTATAAAAATAGGCATTTCCGATAAATCTTGATAAATACCAAAGAATACTCTTGCATACAGTCGATTACCTTGTATGCTTCACACAGGTACGAAATTCACACAAGCCTAAAAGGCAGAATCGAGAACACAAAGGCAACACATATGAAAAAGCAACACAATAATTCCACACGCATCGTCGCACGACAACGAGAGTTTGACAGAGCGGTCATTGAAGAAAAATGGATGGGCTTTGCTCATTCGATTCTCTCGCAACAAATGTCCACAGAAGAATTTTTTGAAGATGTGGACTGCATCGACATCACCGTTCAGGATCGGGTTTCCGACTTCATCGCTGAATTTGGCGATTGGGCTTCGATGGGTTGGAAGGAAGAAAACAATTCAACAGTTGTCCTCGCACGATTTCTCTACAAGGAGTTCAAATGAACATATTCAACGCACAACTTGAATCGCCAAATTTCTCATTCTCTGCATACGGTCGAACCGAAGCGCAAGCGAAAAAGTCCCTTATTCACGGGTTGAGGGAACACGCAACCTACTACAGAATCAAACGAGATTGGTTTTTGGAATTCGCAGACGACATCATCGTGATCGAATTGGAATTGAACGCTTGCTACCGTGACGGCGCATTATGGCGCAGAGGNGATGGAAGTAAATGATTCAATCGTGTAGTTCCGCACTCGACTCCCCTGCCAAGGGGGGAAGAGTCTGCAACTCCGCAGGTTTCGACACACATAAAGAAAGGCATCAAATGAAAATCACCGTGACCGAACAAATTTTCTTGGAAGAATTCCGCACCTCATCGAGAGCGGATCAATTCTCTCGTGAGGCTCTCGTAGCCATCTTCAACTACATCACCGAAGCAGAAGGCGATGTCCCTGCTGACGAGGGTTCAGAAATTGAACTCGATGTAGTCGGCATCTGCTGTGAGTATGTCGAAGTCGAGAATTCCGACACCGACGAACTCGAAAATTATTCCAACTGCGATGTGGTCGCAGAACTTGAAGACTCAACTGTGTTCATTCAATCCTAAAAAAGAAAGGCAATACAAATGACAACTACAGACACAACTTTTGAAATGCAAACCCTTGCGATCTATTCGCACAAGTGTGCTTTGATTATGCGAATGGTCGATGTGGCAGTTCGCACATCCCCAGAGGGTTTCCAAAATCTTTTGACCACACACGGTCTTAACCTTACAAAGGAACAAGCGGATCAGCACATAATGCGATACGACAGCGGAGTAATCCATGTAGGTAGTGGTTGGTACGAAGTTATCTTGGACGCAAAGAGGCAGGAAAGTCTTGGTCTATTGTCAGTGCCACTTGTGAATAGAAAATTTGTCGGTGGCGATTGGATTCAGGTTTATGTTGCATCAAAAAGAGGTGCGCTTTGAAAACCAAAATTCCAACAGACTCGCAGATCATTATCGATGTCACTAGAGCGTTTGCGAAAGCAGATGCGCTCGGTGGCAATTGGATCGACTGCTTACCCAACTACATCGACTGCGATGAGAATCTGACAAACGACAATCATTACATCGGGACTCTCGCCGATGGTCGCAATGTCTACTACACGCCTGAACCTTGGGCAATGAACATTGTCCGCATTGAGGAATCCAAATGACCAAGAAACTTACTGCGGAAACATTGGCAATGCGAATGGTTCTTGAACATCGCAAGGATGGAATCGTGATGACGATCCCGCAAGCCTTGCAAGAGATCGAGACGCTCTGCGATTGGCATCGTGAGGACAGAGCAGACTGTCAGCGCAAGACTCCTATGCTTCGCACGGACATCGTGCATTGGGACACTTCCGACAATTCAATTTGGCAGGAGGAGGCACAATGAAAAAGATCATCACTTATGCGTTGTGGCTTCCTGCTCGAAAACAGTTCGGATTCTTTGCAGGGCTGGAGGGCGAAGGCATCGGTCATTGGGTGGATGTTCGGTCAAGCATCCTGCATCCCAGAGATCGGTTTCCCGAATCGTTTTCAGAGTTGAAGCGGTGGGCTGATCATCACGGGAGGACACTCAAGAAAAAAAATATGGGTTTGTATGTGGTGTCTGCACCACAATGATTCCTGCCCCGTCAAGGGGCTTTTTTTATTCCTGCTCTCATCGTTCACGCTGGCAATCGTGTCTCGCAGGATCGACTGTGGAGCGTTTTTTTGCTTCGGGAGTCCTACCGTCAGTCCAAATTTAGAACGCTTCAGAATCGATCTGCGCTAATTGGGCTTTTTGACTTTGCCCAGCACCTGCGCGTCGATTTGGAAAATGTTGCTTCGAGACCCGTTTCTCTTTACGGCAACTGACATAGGGAGGATTGGTCAAATTTTTGAATTCGTTCTCCAAGCCATTCCATGCAATTAACTGCCATCGAATTTCCCAGGGCTTTGTAGCGAGGTCCATCAGGACAGTCCTCTGCGTTCTTTTTCTTCCAAGGGATCGCTGTCCAGCCATCGGGGAATCCTTGCAGCCGTTCGCATTCGGTTGGAGTCAGGCGGCGAACTTGCATAGTTTGAACTAGCGATGGCGCAGTATTTCCACCTGCGTTGCTTGGCAGGGTTGGCGATACGGTTTCGCTGTATCCAATGCTTCTTGATTTTGCGCCTTGACCGCTTTTAAAGCATCCAATTGGGGCAACCGTAACAGCATGGACATCGTGTCCGTTGATCGTGTATGACGAGCCATCCGTAGAAACGCAAGCGTTTGACTTGCTTCCTTGCATATTGACTATCGCCACGGCATGCGTATCTTGGCTAGTCAGCGTATACATTTCACCAGTATCTGAGCATCCTGAACCGCTTGGTCCGTTGTGATCCTGACGATTAATCATTGAGCCTTGAATTGCAACAGCAGGAACGACGAGCGGCACATTGCCACCACCAGTCCCGTATCGAGAAACGCAACTCGGCGCAACATCGTGCGGACCAGTGATTCGGCTGTCATTGGGATGGTTTTCAAACAGGATTGC